AATGTAAGTGATGTAGTAGACCAGGATGATTTGAATGCAAGAGTTAAAGCAGCATCATTCATCGGAACATTACAAGCAGGTTATACTGATTTCCATTACCTCCGTCCAATCTGGCAAAGAACAACTGAAAAGGATGCACTTATTGGTGTATCTATGACAGGTATCGGAAGCGGTGCAGTTTTAAAAATGGATATGAAGGCCGCTGCAAAAGTAGTTAAGGAAGAAAACAAAAGATTGGCAGAAGTAATGGGTATCAATCCATCTGCAAGAACAACGACAGTTAAACCTGCCGGAACAACATCTTTGACATTAGGTACATCATCTGGAATTCACGCTTGGCATAACGATTACTATATTCGTAGAGTGAGAGTTGGTAAGAATGAAAGTATTTATTCTCATTTATTATTAAATCATCCTGAATTAGTAGAAGATGAATATTTTAGACCACATGATACAGCAGTAATTGGTATTCCTCAAATGGCACCTGAAAACGCAATTTTTAGAACTGAATCTCCAATTCAATTATTGGAAAGAGTTAAGAGAGTACATGGTGAATGGATTAAACCTGGACATAGAACAGGAAATAATTCACACAATGTATCTGCAACAATTTCTATTAGAGAACATGAGTGGGATGCAGTTGGTGAATGGATGTGGGAAAATAAAGAATTCTACAACGGACTTTCAGTATTACCTTATGATGGTGGAACTTACATTCAAGCACCATTTGAAGATTGTACAAAAGAAAAGTACGAAGAATTAATGAAAACATTGCACGATGTGGATTTATCCAAAGTAATTGAATTAGAAGATAATACTGATTTGAGTGGGGAATTAGCTTGTGCAGGAGGTGCGTGTGAAATTAAATAGAGATGATAAGGAATTATATTATTTGGAAAATGGTAAAGTGGTGTTCACTCCTGAATATCACCTTAAACGAGGTGATTGCTGTGGGAGTGGGTGCCGCCATTGTCCATATATTCCAATTGGTATAAAAGGAAATAAAAATACAAAACAAAAAGAAAATGGTAACGGTCAAAAAATTTAGCGCAGTATGGTGTGGTCCTTGTAGAGCACTAGCACCGGTAATGAATGAAATCAAAGGAAATTTTTCAAATGTAAAGTTTGAAGAATATGATATTGATGAATATAGTGAGGTAACAGAAAAATACGGAGTTCGTTCAGTACCGACTGTAATAATAGAAAAAAATGGTATAGAACTACAAAGATTCACAGGCCTTTCATCAAAATTAGCGTATGTAAACGCGATAAATGAAGCAATAAAATAGTTGGTAAATCCAATTTTTTTTAGTAAATTAGTTATATGTGTGGAATAATAGGTGGTAATTGGTTTACTTCTAGTAAGCAAGCCCATACCCAATTACAAAAAATAATTCATAGAGGTAGAGATGCTTCTATTGTAGATGAAATAGACAGTGTCTTCGTTGGACATAATAGATTATCAATACAGGACTTATCTTCAGCTGCAAATCAACCAATGTGGAACGAAGATAAGACCGTTTGTATTGTTTACAATGGTGAACTTTGGGATAGTATAGAAACTAGCGAACTAAAAAAATCCTTAAAAACAAAGTTTATAACAAAATCAGATACGGAAATTATATTAAATGCGTATTGCGAATTAGGAACCAAATCCTTTGAACTATTGGATGGTATGTTTTCATTTTGTATAGTTGATAGTAAAATTAATAAAATATTTGTTGTTAGAGATTATGTTGGAGAATTACCATTATGGTATGCAATTGATAATGATGGAAAATTGGTGTTTTGTTCAGAAAAAAAGGGATTACCAATATCGGAGTTATATGAAAAACAAGTAAAAGCCGTTTATCCAGGAACATACATAGAATACAACTACAAAACGTTAGAACACCAAACTATAACTTATTATAAACTTCCAAATCAAATTATAAATGATGATAGAGAAACTATTGTTAAAAATATAAGAGTATTATTAGAGGAAGCGGTTAAAGTTAAAATGGTATCCGACGTTCCAATTTGCACTATTTTAAGTGGGGGCATTGATTCGGTGATAACAACTTACATACTTTCAAAAATAAACCCTAATATCGAAGCATTTGTGGTTTCAATGGGAGATGGTGATACGAAGAACGATGATATTAAATATGCCAGAATCGCTGCAAAAGAATTCGGTGTAAAGTTACATGAAATTATATTAACCGAACAGGATGTATTAGATTCTATTGATGAAACACTTTATGTTATTGAACAAAGTAGATGGCAGAATGTAGGTTCAGCAATTGCACAAATCGCGCTGGGTAAAAAAATAAACGAGTTAGGATTCAAAGTGGTATTTAGTGGTGACCTATCCGATGAAATTTGGGGTAGTTATGGACATATTCAAGCATTCCATTACAAACCGGAAGATTACGATAAAGCTAGAAGAAAGTTAGTAGAAGATGTTCATAAAACAAACTTCTTAACTACAAACCAATCTATTATGTGGGGTGGGACAGTTGAAGTTCGTACACCATATAGTTGGAGACCATTTGTGGAATACACATTAAACATTCCACCATTATATCAAAAGGAAAATGGTCATATGAAACCCTTATTAAGAGCTGCATTCAAAGGTGAGATTTCCGATGAATTATTATATAGACCTAAAGTGTTTTTTGCAAAAGGAGCAAGAACGGGTGATATGATGGAAGCTAGAAAAGATATTTTGAAATCTCAATTAAATTCCTTATATTTGTATAAAGACAAATTAAACTTAAATAAATTTTTTGAATATGCTTAATTTTATAAAAGCAGAAAAGGGTACAAACGAAATGATAGAGGCTTTAAATAAAGCATCAACTATTATTGATTTATATCCAGAAATATTTCCACATCTCTACAAACAGAGTTTTAAATTGGAAAAGTACATTGAAAAAGGCGGCCTAATATTGCAAGATGGGGTTGTAGTTACTTTTGGAAGATATGGTAGTAATGGTAAAATGAGTAGAAACGCTACCACATATAAAAAGAAAGGAGATTATATTCTACACCAAATTGCAAACATAGACCAACATAATGGTAATGCTAAAAAAATACTTAATGAATTTATAGAATATTGTAAATCACAACATGCAGAGAATTTGTTTCTGACAGTTAGAAAGTATAATGATAAAGCAGTTAACTTCTATTATAGAAATGGATTTGTAAAAGATTCTGATATAAATTGGACTAGTAAAAAAGATGGTGTTATACCAGGAATTGTATTTAGATTAAGATTGGTCGCAGATAAAAATATTGAGACAGTATGTTCATAGAATATTTTAATAAATTTAAAAATATGAAACCATATCTTCTAATAGAAAAGGAAGAGTGGGAGTATATAAAGAAAACTTTTGATAGGGATGATGTTAAAGAATCTTTGGCAGAAGTTTGTATGGCATACGATTTACCATACGCAGATATTACTGAAAATGATGCGAGGCATGATTATCTTAAATTAAAAGGCATTCGTTGGAGAGAATTATTAACCGAAGGTGAATGGTTTCCTCGTAAAGCATCAGATAGTAGATATCCATTAACATTTAGAGGTAAACAACAATTCATTCGTAGATTAAATACCGGAAATGGAGCATCTAATCATTTTCAACAAGCAAATCGTTGGAGTGTAGATGGGACAGTTTCACCTGGTCCATATAGAACTTGGAATAGTAAGGAGTTTATGACAAGTTTAATGGGAGGATTATATACATTGAAATTTGATGTAATAGATAAGGCATCTTTGAGGGTATGTTTGAGTTTAAGGAAATACATATGTTCTCAATTTAAACCCAATGTTGCGAAGGCTTTGTACGACTATTTGGAATGTGAGAACGTATTGGATATATCAGCAGGATGGGGAGATAGAGTATGTGGATTCTTTGCAAGTGAGAAAGGAAAACACTATGTTGGTATAGACCCAAGAAAAGAAAATCACCCAATATATAAAGCACAGGCAGAATTTTACACAAAGAATAATGGATTTTTTGAAATAGAGAAAAAAGCAGATTTTATTGAATCACCTGCAGAAGATGCAGACCTTTCAATGTATAATGAACACTTTGATATTGTATTCAGTTCTCCACCATATTTTAATGTAGAACGATACTCATACGATGATACTCAAAGTTGGGTTCGTTATAAAAATATTGATGCGTGGAATAAAAACTTCTTACATAAAACAATCGCTAATGTATGGCCTACTATTAAAAAAGGAGGATATCTTGCTATCAACATAGCAGATGTATATGCTAGTTCCAAAGGAGATGGTAAGGGTTATCAAGAAATAACAAATCCAATGAATGATTTTATATCAACATTGGGTGCAGAATATGAAGGATGTTTAGGAATGGAAATGGCAAAGAGACCTGGCTCTGCCGGAGCTGGTGCAATTATAGAGGGTGATGAAGATAGATACACCGAAGAAGCTTTATTAAAAGCAGAAGAATCAAAAAACAAAACATTCTGTGAACCAGTTTGGATTTGGAGGAAATTATAATTTGGTAATACCAAAAAAATATCGTATATTTATAAAACAAAAATAAAATTAATATGAACAAAACAAAAGTTACAAGATTTATCCAAAAGTATAATTTGGCTGGATTAGTAGAATCTGTTGCATGGAAAGCAGCTGATGGAAAATTAGTTACACGATTTATCTCTGATGATAAGACGGTATTAGGTGAAATTACATTAGATAATTTTGCATTTACATCTCCGGAATTAGGAGTATATACAACTTCTACATTGAATAAATTATTATCAGTTTCGGGTGATGATATTGAATTAGAAGCACAATTATCGGAAGGTAAAGCAGTTAATCTTTTTATCAAAAGTGATGATACCAAAGTACAATTTCAATTAGCTGATTTAGCAGTTATACCTTCGGTTCCAGATTTAAAACAACTTCCTGATTTTGATGTAGAAGTTGCATTTGATGGTAAATTTATTGATAAGTTTATCAAAGGTAAAAACGCATTAAGTGACGTAGATACATTCACAGTCTTAACAGAAGATGGTGAATTGAAAATTATATTAGGATACTCAAATGTAAACTCTAATAGAATTGTATTCTCTATTGATAAAAATTATACTAAAACAATTAAACCGATTTCATTTTCAGCGAAATATTTGAAAGAAATTTTGACAGCAAATAAAGAAGCAACTTCAGCTACATTAAAAGTATCTACTGCTGGTTTAGCACATACTGAATTTAAGATTGATGATTTTACTTCAAAATATTATTTAGTAGAAGTTCAATTAACCGCATAATGAGTTTTAACTATTCTAAAAAATACTTTTACGAAAAGAACGATTGGATTTACTCTCCAGAAGTAAACTTAAAATACGAAGATGTTCTTAAAATGCCTTTCCCAAAGTTTGGAGAGTGGGTGGCATTCTTTCGTGAATTAGCAGTAAGAAAATGGAATGAAACTGGAGCACCTCCTCGTATTGGGGTGGATGAAGGTGAAATGATTGAACAATTTTCAAGACTACAAACTTATAAAGTAAATGAATTTGAAGAAAAAGATGACGAAGGAAACGAAGTTATTTTTAACTTTAATAAATTCGCTACTCCAGTAAATCAATTCTTCCCTGCAATGTATAAGACGGGTATCGGTGGTTCAACATATGATAAACCTAAACCATCAATATACGATGTATTTTCAAATGATGAATATCTTCCAGAGTTTATCAAACAAATGAATAGATTAACACGTCAGGATGGAATGTATCGTTTTTCTAAAACATTACATTTAAATAATCCTGAATTTCACAACTCACATATTCAAAGTGGTAAAGAGTGGATTGAAAAGTGGGTAGGTGGTGATTCCAAAGAAGGATACGAATTTTGTTTATCACAAGCAGATAGTAAAGTCCCGTCACCTCCGATTTCATCAGATGAAGTTAAGGAACTATATAAGAGTGGTATATTATCATATCATCATATATCTTCATTGAAAACGGCGGATTGGGGAGAGAATATTGATAATTTGTATGAAATTGCAAAACAACCAATACAAATTAAAATTTATCCATTAGGACAAACTATATTCCCAGAAGCAACTGCTGCATTTCGTATCGGAATGGGTACACAGGCGGCAGTTAACTTTCCACCATTGACAGCGAAGTATCTTTACCAAAGATTTACAAACCATATCAAAGACCAAAAGCAGATTAATATATACGACCCATCAGCAGGATGGGGTGGAAGGATTTTAGGAGCATTAAGTGTGGATGATAGAAATATACATTACATAGGAAATGACCCGAATACTGAAAACCAAATACCAGAAATTGGTAAAACGCGATATGAATACCTTGCAGAGTTCTTTAATAACAAAGTACCTGGTGCATCAAACCCATTTTGGGGACATGCAAATACTTACGAGATTTTTACAACTGGCTCTGAAATTATTTCTTTAGATGAAAGATTTCAAAAGTATAAAGGTAAATTAGATTTCGTATTTACTTCACCACCATATTTTGATAGAGAAAGATATTCTGATGATGAATCTCAATCATTTAAAAAATTCAATTCATACGAAAGTTGGAGAGATGGTTTTTTAAGACCAACTTTAACAACTGCATTTGAATACCTTAAAAATGATAGATACATTTGTTGGAATATCGCAGATATCAAAGTTGGTCCAGATAAATTCTTTACATTAGAACAAGATAGTATAGATATATTAACGGAATTAGGTTGTGAATATAAAGGTAAATTAAGAATGACAATGAGTCCAATGACTGGAATGGATTTATCAAAAGCAAAAAATAGTATGACTATCGAAGGACAGTTCTACAAATACGAACCAATCTTTATATTTTATAAACCATAACATAAAAAATGTATCAAAACATATTCTACGAAAGGCAAAAGAACTTAATTCATCTATGGGATGATACAAAAGGTTACTTTACCTTACCTTATAGGAAATACGCTTATAAAAAAGACCCAATGGGGCAACATCTTTCAATGAATGGTGACCGTTTGACTAGAATTAGTAAATGGGAAAAGGAAGATAGTGATGACTTATTTGAAAGTGATGTTCCTGAAACTACTAGAGTATTGGTTGATATGTATGATAATGATTTACCATCAACTGGTCATAGAGTAATGACGTTTGATATTGAGGTAGAAATGATTACAGGTCTACCAAATACACGAGAAGCACAAAACGAAATCACAGCAATTGCAACCCATGATGGTGCAACTAAACTATACGATGTATTCGTATTAGATAAAGAACGAAAAGTTAAAAACAATGCCAAAAACTTTAGCAAAGATGGGCGAGAAGTTACTCTTCACGTTTTTGATAACGAGAAAAATCTCTTACTTGCTTTCCTTAATTATTACGAGGAAATTAACCCGACTATTCTTACCGGATGGAATATAGATTTTTTTGATATTCCTTATTTGTATAATAGATTAAAGAACGTATGTGGAGAAGGACATGCAAAACGATTATCTCCAATAGGACAGGCATTCTGGTCACCATATAGAGAGAAGTGGAGTTTTGGTGGAGTATCTATTTTAGATTACATTAACCTTTATAAAAACTATAACTATGGTTTGGAAAGTTCATATACTTTAAATCACATCGCAACAAAAGAGTTGGGTAGAGGTAAGGTTGAATATGAAGGAAGTTTGGATGATTTGTTTGAAAATGATTTAGAGAAATTCATTGAGTATAACATTGTCGATGTGGACTTGGTGGTTTCAATGGATTCAAAATTACAATTTATTGATTTATGTAGAGCGATTTGCCACGCCGGATTTGTACCATATGAGGATTATATATACTCTTCAAAATATTTAGAGGGTGCATGTTTAGCATATCTTAAAACTAAAAATTTAGTAGCACCAAACAAACCAAAAGATAGAAGAGAACGAATGCAGGCTCTTAAAGATAACAACGAAGAAAAGTTTATCGGAGCATATGTTAAAGAACCAATTGTTGGTAAATATGATTGGATATATGACTTGGATTTAACATCTCTATATCCTTCAATCATTATGACCCTAAACATCAGTCCTGAAACTAAAATAGGAAAGGTAGCGAATTGGAATGCAGAAGAATGGATAAAAGGTGGAGCTCAAAATTATAAGATAGTTGGCAAAGATGGTGATATCTATGATTATTCTAAACAAGAACTTGCAGATGTTATTAAAGATAGTAATTTAGGTATAGCAGCAAATGGTGTATTATATAATCAGGATAAACCAGGCCTAATTGCAGATATTCTTAATACGTGGTTTCAACAAAGGGTTGAGTTTCGTAAATTAGAAAAACAATATGGTGAAGCAGGTAATACTGAAAAATATGAATTTTACGCTAAAAGACAGTTGGTACAAAAAATTCTATTGAACTCAATGTATGGTGTATTAGGATTACCTGCATTTCGTTTCTATGATATTGATAATGCAGAAGCAGTTACTATCACCGGTCAAACTGTCATTAAGAAAACCGCTGAAATGGCAAACATCAAATATCAAAAGGAATTAGGTACAAAGGAAGATTATAATGTTTATATTGATACGGATTCAATCTATATGATGGCAGAACCTTTGGTAAAACATAGATACCCAGAATATAAAACATTTGATGAAAAGAGAATGGCGGTTGAGGTAGATAATATCGCAACTGAAACACAAACATTCTTAAATACATTCTATGATATGTTAGCTGAAAGATTCTTTTGTATTCCAAAAGAGAAACATAGATTTGAAATCAAAAAAGAATACATCAGTAAAGCAGGATTTTGGGTAGCAAAGAAACGATATGCACAATGGATGATTTTGAAAAATGGAATTCCATGTGATAAGTTGGATGTGAAAGGATTGGATGTAGTTCGTTCCTCATTTCCAAAAGCATTTCAGGGGTTCATGTCTACAATGTTGAAAGATATCCTAATGGGTAAAAATAATGCATATATAGATGAAACTTTACTGGCATTTAAAAAGAGTTTACCTTCTTTACCTGTTAAAACTATTGCAAAAGGTGGAGCAATTAAAGAGTTAAGTAAATATGATAATGGGTCTTGGAGAAAGGATAGTGGATTACAAATTGCTAATTTTGAAAAGGGAACACCTGCACACGTTAAAGCTGGTATATCTTATAATAGATTATTGAAATTCTTTGATTGCCCGTTTAAGCATGAGCCAATTAGAGATGGTGATAAAGTTAAGTGGGTATATTTAAGACAAAATCCATTAGGATTAGACACCGTCGCATTTAAAGATTACAACGACCCAAAAGAGATTATGGATTTTGTAGAAACGTATGTAGATAGGGATATGATTTTTAAAGCAGAATTGGAAAATAAATTGGATGATTTTTATAACGCATTAAAGTGGGAGAAGGCTTCTACCGAAGCACAAACTGCAAAAAAGTTTTTTAGTTTTTAATTATGAAAGGAATAAAATTTTGGAAACCACAAACATTTGATATTGCAACATTTAAGTGGAGATTGCATGAAAGAAGAAACAAAGAATTTATTGGAAATGGTTCTGATAAAGGAAAAGCAACTTATAATTTTAATGAGTTAGGATTTAGAGGGGCTTCGCCTAAAAAGAAAGGATTTAAAATAATGAGTGTTGGGTGTTCACATACGGAAGGTATTGATGTATATGACCATCAGACATGGCCAGCACAATTATCATCTTTGATATCAGATTCGGTTGATATAAATTTAGGAATTAGTGGTAGAAGTAATGACTATATAGCTAGGAGTGTTTTGACATATACAAATGAATTTAAACCTGATTTGGTTTTAATTATGTATACTTACCCAAATAGAAAAGAATTTTATACCGAAAATGGCGGAATAGAACCATATCATCCAAATCCTTGGGGATATTTTGATGAAGATAGAGAAGGTAGACTAGAATGGGCAGGTATAGTGAGTTCTTCAAACGAAGAAAATGATTTAATGAATTGGTATAAAAATCATTTGTTAATTACATACTACCTAAAAGATAAAGGTATACCATTTTTATGGAATGGAACGTTTATAGGAACTGATTACAAAGATGACAACCGATTTGATGGAAATTACCCATCTATAAAAGATACACATAAACATGCAACATATTTAGAAAATAAAGAATACGCACAAAAATTATATAATCATATAGAAAAGCTTGGTATTTTAAAAAAATAATCGTATATTAAATAAAATAAATAAAAATGAGTGAACAATTAAAATTATTCCCGCAAGAGGAATTACAACAACAAGAAGTAAATATTCCAGAAGCACAACCAATTGCAGATGCAGAATGGTGTTTTCAATTTTTTAATAATGAACCTGTTGTATTTGGTTACCAAAACGAAGGTGGTGCATCACTTCCTTTAACATTACAAATATTAGCAAAAGAAGGTGAATCATTAAATTTTAAACAAAACGGAATGGAATTTAAAATATTTCCAAGACCAATTTCAGAAGAAACTAAATTAGAAAGAGAAAATGAAAGTAAAAATAAAGAAGCTTAGTAGTGATGCAATTATTCCTACATATGCAAAAGCAAGCGATGCTGGATTAGATTTGGTCGCAACATCAATTGTAAGCGGAACGCCAACTCAAATTACATATGGATTGGGAATATCATTAGAAATACCTGATGGTTTTGTTGGATTAGTATTTCCTCGTTCATCTATTCGTAATTATGATTTAGCATTAACCAATTCGGTTGGTGTAATTGATAGTGGATATAGAGGGGAATTACAAGCAACATTTAAAAAAACCAAAGGATTGGAATCCAAAATATATGAAGTGGGAGAAAGAGTAGTTCAAATTATAATCATCCCACACCCATCTATTGAATTTATAGAAGTAGAAGAATTAACAACCACCGAAAGAGGCGAAGGCGGATTCGGTTCAACTGGAAAATAATATGAGTTTTTTCGCAAACGAAAATAGTAAAAAAGAACATAGCTTGTGGGTGGAGAAATATCGTCCACAAACCCTTGCTGACTATGTTGGTAATGAAACCATCAAAGAAACGATTCAGCAGTATTTAGATGCAAATGATATTCCACATTTATTGTTATACGGAAAAGCGGGTACAGGTAAAACTACACTTGCTAAATTAATCGTAAACACAATCAAATGTGACCATATGATTATCAATGCATCGGATGAAAACAATGTTGATACTGTCAGAACAAAAGTTAAGAATTTTGCATCATCCGTTGGATTTTCTGGATTCAAAGTAATCATATTAGATGAGTTTGATTATATGACACCAGGAGCACAAGCGATTTTGAGAAACTTAATGGAAACATTCAGTAAGCATTGTCGTTTCATATTAACTTGTAACTACATTGAGAAAATCATTGACCCTATTCAAAGTAGATGTCAGTCTTTCGCAATTACTCCTCCAACTAAAAAGGATGTAGCAGTTCAGGTAGCAAAGATATTAGATGCTGAAAATATTAAGTATGAACCAAAGAATATGGCAGATGTGATTAATTCATATTACCCAGATATTAGAAGAATACTTAATACTTGTCAATTACAATCGGCAAAAGGTGAATTGAAAGTAGACCATAGAGTAATGGTTGAAGCTAACTTTGCAACTAAACTTATTGAATTGTTAAAGGAATCCGATGACAAGAGAAATATGTTTATGAAAATTAGACAGGCAGTAGCAGATAACAAATTAAACGACTATTCAGAAATGTACACAATGTTATATGACAAAGTGGACGAGTATGCGAGTGGAAATGTAGCGAATACAATTTTAACTATTGCAGAGGGGTTATCCAAAGATGCGTTAGTAGTAGATAAAGAAATAGTATTTATGAGTACAATTATTCAAATTTTAAACATAATAAAATAATGGAACAACAAATGAACCAATTACCGCCGAATTTTAATTTAAATGACGCGAGAGACATGGATTGTGAATGTGGTGGAAAGATTTTCTTACCAGGTTATAGATTCAAAAAAATTAGTAGATTATTAACAGGTGCACCAAAAGATTCAGTTATGCCAATTGAATTATATGTGTGTGCAAGTTGTGGTAAACCTTTAAATGAATTATTACCACAAGAATTACAAGAAACAAAAATCATAGAATAATGGCAGTTAAAAAGTTATTTGACCATATAAACGCAATAACTTCCGAACAAGACCCAAAATATTTTGATAAATTAACGGAGGAAGATATTAAATCATGGAGTAACTTTATGATTAACCGATTTCTTTCAATGAAACCAGAGTGGGTGGAATTAATTGCAACATTGCTTCCACTTACTCAAACGTTGGAACCAAAAGAAATGTATAAATTGTATATTAGTGTTATTCCAAAAGGAAAACATTATTTAAAATATATCAAAGGTAAGTCAGAAGATAAATACGAACAATTTATAGTAGACCTTTTAAAGAAAGAATATGATTGTTCGGAAAGACAAGCAAACGATTATATAGAAGTTTTATACGCAACCAGAGAAGGTAGAGAATATATGAAATATGTTTGTGAAAAATATGGAGTAGATAAAAAACAAATCACAAAATTGAAATTAAAAATTTAATGTCAGATACATTTTGTATATTACCATTTTTACATATTAATGCCTATCCGGATAAAAAATTAAAAGTTTGTTGTTATTCACAAACTTTTTTAGAAAATACTAATTTAGAAAATGATTCAATTTCTGATGCTTTTAATTCGGATGAATATAAGCAAATAAGATTGGACATGTTAAATGGTGAAAAACCAAAATTTTGCGATGTTTGTTATAAAATGGATGAAGAAGGTGCTGAAAGTTATAGAACTAAATGGAATAACTATTATTCACACTTAATTCAAAAATATAAAAATAAAACAAGAAAAGATGGATATAATTATCCAGATTTTGTTAGATTAGATTTAAGACCATCAAATATATGTAATTTTAAATGTAGAAGCTGCACATCAGAATATTCTTCAACTTGGATTGAAGAACAAACCGCGTTTAAAAAATTTATGGGAATTGCAATTGATTCTAATAAAAATGAAATAAACATAACAAATTTTGATATTGATAAACGATATTTAAAAAATTTAGAACATATATACTTTGCTGGTGGAGAGCCCCTATATATGAAAGAAATGTATGAATTTCTTTCAAATTTGGACAATAAAGATAAAATAGAAATTCATTTAAATACAAATTTCAGTTTAGTTAAATTTAATAATAGAGATATATTTGAATTTTTTTCTCAATTTAAAAGTATTAATTTTGGAATATCATGCGATGGTATTGGTAATATTGGAGAATTTGTAAGAACAGGATTTAATACAAATAATTTCATAAATAATATGAACTTGCTAAATGAGGCAAAACAAAAATATGGAAATATTAAGCACGTATTTCAATATACTTGTTCTATATTAAATTGTTTTGATTTTCCAAATTTTAGAAAAACAATGTATCATATGGGGTATATAGATTCCGATTCTCAAATTAGATTTGGATTCGTAGAACATCCATATTGGTTAAATGTTTCTAATTTTGAAGAAAAAATTGAAATAATAGATTTATATAATAGACTTGACAAAACATTTAATTATCATGATTTAAAAACTGAAATTAAAAATTTTGTAATATATTTAAAAACAAATACAAATCATCCTAAAAATTCAAAGGAAATGTTTAAAACATATATTAACTTTGGAAATAAATTTAATAAGGTAAACATACCAAACGAATTGGAATATTTAAAAAAATATTTATGATTGATAAAAAATATTTGATAACATCAGGGTGCTCATTTACGGAAGGACATAAATTGGGTATAACTGCATCTTGGGCGAAATATGTAGCTCAAAATAATAATTTAGAATTAATTAATATAGCAAAAGGTGGTGCAGGAAATGACGTAATAACTCAAAATGTAATAAACTACGCCACACTAAATCCTGAAATCGCCAAAGATAGTTTATTTATAATACAATTATCGGAGTGTTTACGATTTTTAATTTGTTGGGATTCATTTGATGAACCGCATAATGAATCTCTTTATTGGCATCTAACACCCCTACAATTTTTAGATAGAGGTGGTTCTCATAAAGTAACAGCCGAAGGGTTTACTGGTTGGGATTTAGAATTTCCATTAAATAAATGGATATATGATAACAGATATTCAATAGCTCAATTATATACAAATATAACATTTTCTTTAATAAAAACATATCATAATATTATAAATTTTACAAATTTTTGTAAAGCAAATGGTTATCAATTTTTAATATTTGATGGTATAAATAATCATATTCCAATTTTAAATAAAAACAATAATCAATGGTTTTTAAAGGATTCACATGGACAACCAAGATATGAATTAGCGGTTTCAAATGAAATAGAAAATGATATTAATTTTTTTCACAATACACATCATCCACTTATTCATAAAAAATTAATAGATACCATAAAAGAAAATCCAAATTATTATAAAGGATATACCTTAAATGATTTTATACATACAAATGAAAAATACCATATTGGAAACGATAACCACCCAAATGAATTAGGTTCACAGGTTTGGGCAGAACATTTACAACCAATTATTGAAGAATTATTTGGTAAATAAAAATATTTTGGTTATATTAGATATATTATGGCAAGAGTATCATTTTCACAATATAGTATGTGGCATAGTTGCCCACATCAATACAAATTAGCATACATAGATAAGTTAGGAGAAAACTCTTCTAATATACACTCAATCTTTGGAACTGCAATGCACGAAACACTTCAAAACTATTTGGAGAAATGTTTAAGAATATCAAAGTCACAAGCTGACAAAATGATTGACTTAAAAGAGTATCTAAAAGAAAGAATGAGAGATGCATATCTTAAAGAAACCGAAGGTGAAATAGGAAATACTACAATATGCACCAAAGAAGAAATGGTGGAGTTTTTAGAAGATGGAAATGTCTTATTAGATTGGTTTCAAAAACCTAAAAACTTCAACAAATTCTTTTCGTTAAAACACGATGAGTTGGTAGCAATTGAACAACCTATAAACACAAAGATTTCGGAGAATGTAAACTTCATGGGTTTCATAGATTTGATTATCAGAGATACCTTTAATGGTAGATATAGAATCATTGATTTCAAAACTTCTACAAGAGGTTGGAGTAAATATCAAAAATCAGACCCAGTTAAAAACGCACAAATCTTATTATACAAAAAGTTCTATGCTGAATTACTAAACATTTCCGAAGATGTGATTGATGTTGAATTTATCATATTGAAAAGAAAGGTAGAGGTGAGAGAGGTCATCCCAACACATAGAATGAGTAAGCATGTACCTGCAAATGGTAAGGTATCGGTAAATAAGGCTTGGAAGGGATTTACGGAGTTTGTAGAGAGTGTATTTGACACCGATGGTAATTATAGAACCGATATAGAATATCCTAAAAATGCCACCAAACTATGTGAATGGTGTGAGTTTTTTGATAGAGGAATATGTGAT